CAGGCTGAACTCGATGCAATGATCGGCAAGCGCCTTGCAAGAGAGCAACGTAAGTGGGAACGTGAGCAGCAAGCGAAGCTGGCCGAAAGGCAAGCAACGCAGTCGGTGCCCGCAGAGTTACCGCCCGCTGACCAGTTCGAGTCCCCTGAAGCCTATGCAGAAGCACTGGCCGTCAGGAAAGCCGAAGAACTGATTGCGCAGCGAGAACTCCAAAAGCAACGCGCTCAGATTGAGGACGCCTACGCAGAGCGTGAGGAAGATGCTCGGGCCAAGTACGACGACTTTGAACAGGTCGCCTACAACCCGAACCTCCGAGTCACCGATGTGATGGCCGAGACAATCAAGGCGTCCGACATCGGACCTGATCTGGCCTATTGGCTGGGCAGCAACCCAAAAGAAGCTGATCGCATCTCGCGTCTGTCGCCGCTCCTGCAAGCGCGTGAAATTGGGAAGATCGAAGCCAAACTTGGTGCCGAACCTCCCCAAAAGAAAACCACGTCTGCGCCCGAACCGATTCGCCCGGTGAGCGCCCGTGCCGTGAACCCCGGTGTCACTGACACCACCGATCCTCGGTCTACCCAGACCATGAGTGCATCGGAGTGGATCGCAGCCGAGCGTCAACGACAAATCGCCAAGATGCAGGCGCAACGCAACCGCTAATTAAGGACATTCAATCATGGCAAACAGCCTTCTTACTATTGACATGATCACGCGCAAATCTCTGGAGATTCTGGAGAACAACCTCGTGATCACCCGCAACGTGAACCGCCAGTACGACGACAGTTTTGCTGTTAACGGCGCAAAGATCGGTTCGACCCTGCGTATCCGCCTGCCCGACCGCGCTCTGGTGACCGATGGTGCCGCCCTGCAAGCACAGGACGACAACGAGCAGTACACCACCCTGACCGTGGCCTCGCAGAAGCACGTTGGCATCAACTTCACCTCTGCCGAACTGACCATGCAGTTGGACGACTTCGCAGAGCGTGTGCTGAAGCCTCGTATCAGCCAGTTGGCATCCACCGTGGACGCTGACGTTGCCAATGCGTTCAAACTGGTCGGCAACTCTGTCGGTACTCCTGGTTCGGCCCCCAGCACCGCTCTGGTGATGCTGCAAGCCCAACAGAAGCTGAACGAGAACGCTGCCACCATGTCGCCGCGCTACCTGACCGTGAACCCCGCCGCCAACGCTGCGCTGGTGAATGGTCTGTCCGGCTTCTTCAACCCCACTGACGTGATCTCCCGCCAGTTCAAGAACGGCATGATGGGTGAGCAGGTTCTGGGCTACGATGAAGTGAACATGAGCCAGTCGATCAAGGCATTTACCGTGGGCACCCGTACCGCTACTGGCGGCACGACCTCGGCTGCTGTGACCACTGAAGGTGCGACCACTATCGCCATCACTGGCGCTGGAAACGCTGCCACCGTCAAGGCTGGTGACGTGTTCACTGTGGCTGACTGCTACGCTGCAAACCCCCAGACCCGCGAATCCACTGGTTCGCTGTTCCAGTTTGTCGCCCTGGCTGACGTGACTCTGGGTTCCAGTGGCGAAGGCAACATCACTGTGGCCCCGATCTACTCTGGCAGCAACGCTCTGGCGACTGTCGTGAGCCTGCCGGGTAACAGCAAGGCTGTGACGTTCGTTGGTGCTTCTGGCACGACCTACGCTCAGAACCTCGCCTACCACCGTGACGCCATCGCGTTCGCCACCGCTGACCTGCTCCTGCCGCAAGGTGTGGACATGGCAAGCCGTGCCGTTCACAACGGTATCAGCCTGCGTGTGGTTCGCCAGTACGACATCAACAACGACCGGATGCCCTGCCGTGTTGACGTTCTGTACGGCTACAACACGATCCGTCCGCAGATGGCCTGCCGCATGTGGGGCTAATCCGAAACCGGGGGCTTCGGCCCCCGTTTCTCGAACTCATTCTTGAAAGGAAATCATCATGGCTCTCCCTAACGGTGCAGGCGGTTATCAAGTCGGTGCAGGCAATCGTGCCGAAACCATCATGGGCGCTTTTGCCGCGCCTCAGACTGCCACTTCCACGGCTACCCTGACTGCTGCCCAGATCACTGGTGGTATGCTGGTTGCCAACCCCTCGACCTCTGCTGCGACCTATACGCTGCCGACCGCTGCTCTGATTGACGCTGCTGTTCCCAACGCCACCGTTGGCAGCACTTTCAATCTGAACGTGGTCAACGTGGGTACGTCGTCTGGCACGGTGACTCTGGCTACCGCCACCGGTCTGACCGATGGTGGCAATGCTTTTGTCGCCGTTGCCATCACTTCCAGCGCCGCTTTCCGATTCCGCAAGACCGGTGATGCAGCTTGGACGGTCTACAAGATTGCCTAAATCTTGAGCAAGAAGTAAAACGGGGCTTCGGCCCCGTTTTTACATGGAGATCTCAATGAACATCGTACTCGTACATCCTATCTACGGCGCCAAAGTTGCCATCAATGAACTGGAAATGGAGCAGGATGTCAAAAACGGCTGGACGCGCTACAATCCTGACACGCCCGTCGAGGTGGCACCCGAGCCGGTGGCTGAAGCGCCCAAGCGCAAGTACACCCGCAAAGTGACCGAACAACCCATCGAACAGCCCAACGAAGTCCCCTCTTTCCTGACTTCGGCAAGCGACGAATCCGAAGGAAGCTGAAATGGCAACGACTGCGGGCGATCAAATCAATCGAGCACTCAGGCTACTTGGTGTTCTGGCCGAGGGGGAAACTCCGTCAGCGGCGACAAGCCAGGATGCGTTGCTGGCTTTCAACCAAATGGTTGACTCGTGGAATACCGAGCGGCTTGCGGTTTACGCCACGCAGGATCAAGTTTTCAGTTGGCCAGCAGGCGAGATTCTCCGTACTCTTGGCCCCACTGGTGACTTCGTGGGCAATCGCCCCGTGCTGCTCGATGACGCCACCTACTACCGCGCCCCCAGCGGTGTGTCGTATGGCATCAAGTTCATCAATCAAGACCAGTACAACGGCATTGCGGTCAAGACGGCTACATCGACCTTCCCGCAGGTCATCTTCGTCAACGAGACATTCCCCGATGTCGAGATGTACATCTATCCCAAGCCGACACAGGATCTTGAGTGGCACTTCATCTCGGTTGAAGAACTGACGCAACCTGCGCTGATCACGACCCAATTGTACTTCCCGCCCGGATACATGCGGGCCTTCACCTACAACTTGGCGATGGAGATCGCCCCCGAGTTTGGTGTGGAGCCAAGCCCACAGGTGCAGCGCATCGCCATGACCAGCAAGCGTAACCTCAAGCGCATCAACAACCCGAACGACATTATGAGCCTGCCCTACGGTGTCGTGGCGAACAAGCAGCGGTTCAACATCTACAGTGGCAATTTCTGATGAAGACCCCGATCCTCGGCTCCGCGTATGTGGCCCGTAGCGTCAATGCTGCGGACAACCGCATGATCAATTTGTTCCCCGAGATCATTCCCGAGGGTGGCAAAGAGCCTGCGTTCCTGAACCGCGCCCCCGGCCTCAAGCTGAAAGTGTCTGTGGGCCTCGGGCCGATCCGGGGACTGTGGGAGTTCAACGGTAACCTGTACGTGGTCAGCCGCGACAAGTTGTACAAGGTGGACTCCACCTACACCGTGACCACACTGGGCACCGTGGCGGGCACCAGTGGGTCGGTCAGTATGGCCGACAACGGCACCCAGTTGTTCGTGGCTTGCAATGGCCCCAGCTACATTTATAACGCCACGACCAACGCTTTTGCCCAGATCACAGACAGTGACTTTCCTGGTGCTGTCACGGTGGCCTACCTTGATGGTTACTTCGTCTTCAATGAACCGAACAGTCAGAAAATCTGGGTGACCAGCTTGCTGGATGGTTTGAGCGTGGACCCACTGGACTTTGCCAGCGCCGAAGGCTCCCCGGACGGTGTGGTCGGCATCATCGCGGACCATCGGGAGATCTGGGTATTCGGCACCAACTCGGTCGAGGTTTGGTACAACAGCGGCAACGCTGACTTTCCACTATCGCGCATCCAGGGTGCGTTTAACGAATTGGGTTGTGCCGCAGCATACAGCATCGCCAAGATGGATAATGGCCTGTTCTGGCTGGGCAAAGACGCCCGGGGTCAGGGTATCGTCTACCGGGCCAACGGCTACACCGGACAGCGCATCTCGACCCACGCTGTCGAATGGCAGATTCAGCAGTACGCCGACATGTCGGACGCCATCGGCTACACGTACCAGCAGGACGGTCACAGCTTCTATGTGCTGATCTTCCCGAGTGCCAACACAACATGGGTCTACGATGTGGCAACGCAAGCATGGCACGAGCGGGCCGGGTTTGCCAATGGCGAGTTCATCCGGCATCGTGGTAACTGTCAGGCGTTCTTCCAGGGTGATGTGCTGGTGGGCGACTACCAGAATGCCAACGTTTACTCGTTCGACCTTGAGGACTACTCAGACAACGGCAGCATCCAGAAGTGGCTGCGGTCGTGGAGGGCGCTGCCCACCGGTCAGAACAATCTCAAGCGCACTGCTCAACACAGCCTCCAGCTTGACTGCGAGACTGGTGTGGGTCTGAACCTCGACCAGGGCAGCGACCCGCAGGTCATGCTGCGTTGGAGTGATGACGGTGGTCACACATGGTCAAATGAGCACTGGACAGCCATCGGCAAGATTGGCGAATACGGCAAGCGGGCCATCTGGCGGCGTCTGGGTATGACCATGAAACTGCGTGATCGGGTGTATGAACTGAGCGGCACTGACCCCGTGAAAATTGCTATCGTGGGCGCAGAGTTGATCGTGAGTCCGACGAATGCCTGATCCGCTGAACGTACCGATCACGCCCCCTCGGGTTGCGTTTATCGACCCGCGCTCAGGCACAGTTTCGCGCGAGTGGTACATGTTCTTCCTGTCACTGTTCCAGTTGACAGGTGGTAGCAGTATCTCACTCGACGATGTGCAGAAAGGTCCACCGCCGCTGACTGTCGATGAACTGACGCTACTGATCGACCGGGTTGTCGGAAACCTGACACCGACCCCCGGCACGTCCGAGTTGCAAGCTGCGCTGGATGCCGTGCGCCAAGAGTTGCAACTGCTGCCCCAACAGGATTTCCTGCGGCCCGAGATTGACTCGTTGCGCCAAGAGTTGCAAACGCTGCCCCGGCAAGAGTTGGGCACGATGGCCGCGCTCCAGCAGGACAACGTGCCGTGGCTGAAATTTGACACCACGCCTGCCGGTTTTCCGACAGGTGCTGCCGCCAACGGCACCTTGTACTGGGATGACGCTGACGGCATCAAGACGCTCAACCTCGTCATGGAGGACAGCGGTGGCGTGATCCAGCAGATCGGTGAAGAAACCTATTACCGGATCAAAGCAGACGCTGCCATCACCGATGGACAGGTTGTAATGTTTACTGGCACCGTGGGTTCATCGGGTGCTCTCAAGGGTGCCCCGGCCACTGGATTGACAGCGACTCAGAACGAGTATGTCATGGGTATTGCCACCCAAGACATCGCGCTCAACGGCTGGGGCTATGTGACATGGTTTGGACTGGTGCGTGGTCTGGACACCAGCGGTGGCGCAGAGGCTTGGGTTGACGGGCAGATTTTGTACTACAACCCTGCCGTGCCCGGTGGGCTGACCAAAACTGTCCCCACGGCCCCCAATCCCAAGGTGATTGTGGCATCGGTAGTACGGGCTGCTGCCACCAACGGCTCTTTGTTCGTTCGACCCACGTTTGGTTCGGCACTGGGTAGCACCGACTCGAATGTGGAGATCACCGGGCTTGCCAATGGCGACCTGCTTCAGTACAACTCGTCGCAAGCTCGTTGGGAGAACGCATCGGCATCGGCAGTTATTGCCGGTACGGCAACCGCCCCTGCCACCAAGACGGCAAATTTTACCGTTATCTCTGGTGAAAAGTGGCTGATCAACAACAAGTCCGGGTCATCTTGCACCGTGACGCTGCCCAGCGCCAGTACCCACACGGGTCGGGAACTGCACTTCCAGAACTACCAAGCCCAGACCCTTGTGTCAGCATCGAGCAATGTGGTGCCCCTGGTTGGCGGTGCTGCGACAACTGCTATTCTGGAAGCAGTTGCTGGTGCCAACGCCACCTTGGTGTCCGATGGTACAAATTGGATAATGACGCAGTACGACTCGAATAACGCACTGCAACTGGAATAAGGAGAAGTACCAATGACCGTTCTTGTGAAAAATCTGGTTCCCAGTAAAACTGTCGAGAACACCCAGACCACTCAATACACGGCTACCAACGTGACCACGATCATCGACAAGTTCACGGCGACCAATTACAGCGCCGTGGCTGCGACGATCTCGGTCAACCTCGTGACTACCGCTGGCTCCGCTGGCAACACCAACCTGATTACCAAGACCAAAACGCTTCAACCGTCCGAGGTGTACACGTTCCCCGAACTGGTGGGTCAAGTGCTTGGTCCGGGTGACTTCATCTCGACGATTGCCGGGACCGCCAGCGCCATCAACATGCGTGTCAGTGGTCGTGAGGTGACTCAGTGAACATGACCGTCACCTGCGGCGATGGGTTCACAGTTGCGCCGCCGCAGATGATGCGGCAGAAGGTGGAAGCATTACAGCAAGAGTTGTCCAAACTGCCGCAGTACGAACCCGAGACAAAGCACTACTTTCACGGTGGAATGTACTGTCGTGAAGTGTTTCGTCACGCCGGGGTGCTGGTCGTTGGTGCAGTCCACAAAAAAGAACACTTCTACCTCATTGTTTCGGGAACCGTGCAAAT